CAGCCAGCATCGCCGCCATCTGCGCCCGCAACTCACGCTCGATCCGCGCCGCCACCGAGCCAAGCTCGGCGGCCAGCGCGTCACGCGGCGAAGCGGTGATCTGCGTCATACGCAGCGCGGAACGCAGCGAGTTGGCTGGCGGTATCGTTGCCGGCATCGGCACTCCCGTCGTCGGGATTTGGTGTATCGGCTGGCGGCGGCGGATCGGGCGCCGGTTTCGGCGGCTGCATGTCGCTGCCGTAGCTGAGCGGCACAACCTGTTGCTGCACTCTCGGTTCGGCTCCGTGCCCGCCCGGAACGGCAGGCAAGTCCTCCTGCGCCCGCGCCTCGTCCGGGCTGTAAATGCCCGAGATGACACCGCGCGCCAGCGCCTCGATGCGCTCGCGATATGCCGAGCGCAGCAGCGCCTTGGTGTCAAATTCAAGGTACTCGTCGGGCACGCCCTTGAGCCCGTACAACAGCCCGAACGCCTCCTCGACGTGGTTCAGCCAGAAGCCCAGCCCCTTGGCGATCCAATCCTGCATGTGCAGTTCGGCCGAGGCGTAGGTCGTTTGGCCGATGCCGAGGATCGGCAGCGGTATCCGCATGCAGAGCGCCACCTGTTCGTCGGTCAGCTTCAGCATCTCGGCGAGTTGGCCGTCGACCGCGTTGGTTTCGATCAGATGCGCCTTCAGCCCGTGCGTCGCCAATGGCGTGTTGCCGGCATTCTCGCCGCTGGTCTTATCGCGCCAGCGCTGCGACAGCAATTCGGCCTGCTCCTGCGTCATCACTTGATCGGTTTCGAGGATAAAGCTCGGCCGCGCCCGGTTGAGGTAGAAGGCGATCTGCTGGTTCAGCACCGCGTCCTGCATCGCCAGGTCGAGCGCCGCGGCCAGGATCGGGCTTTCGCCACGCAGCGCGTGCCGCGGCGTCTGAAGCCGCACATGTAGCACGTCGCGCGCCGGCACATCCTCAAGGCGACCGAACCGCGTCTCGACCACCTCATTGCCCCAAAGCGAATAGAAGACGCTGCCATCCTCGGCAATCTTCGCCGCCTGGCCCTCGCGCATCAGATGAAGCTGGTCGATCTCGCCGCGGTTGTTACGCAAGCCCAACGCAAAAGACTCGCCACGCTCGTATGCCCGGCGGGTCAGGTTCAGCATGAAGTCAGAGATCGATTGATAGTCGTTCGGGCGCCGCATGACACGCGAGAGCGCGCTGTTCGTCACCCGCTCGCGGCCGCCGTTGGGCAGAGAGCGCCAATGATCTGGCGCGCACATCGCCGACGTTTGCGCATAGCTCGAAATGCAAGCTTCGACCATCGCCGAGCGGGTGCCGTAGGGCTGCAGGTTGAAGCCGCTCTGCCACCAGTTGACGTAGCGACCCGCCGAGGCCGACAGCCACCCGCCAGAAAGCATGTAGGGTCCGGGCCGGTACTGCCCTTCGACAGCCCGGCCCGCCCACGGTAGTATTCGTGTGAGCCAGTTCACGGCGTACCCCAGAACGACTGCTGGTTCTGTTGCAGCCCGGTGCGCTCTGCCGGGGTCAGCGCGTAGTTGTCCCAGACAATCCCCTCGGTTGTCTGACAAACCGTAGGTGGGGTGGTGGCCATTATGATGATATACCCGCCCGGCGCGCCGGACAGCGTCGGGCCTACCGTTTCCGTTGCGTCGATCCGGCCTGTGGCAGGCCCGCCAGTTGGCGTAATCGCCATCCCGGCGTGCCAGACATTATCGGTTGCCGGCATCTGGTACGAGGCAGTGGTGAAATCGGTTGCCAACCAGTTGTTTGCTATATCCGCTGCGATAACATTTAAACCCTTTTGTATAAAGTAACATGGGTCCGTGCCGCTCACTCGCTTGCCGACGACGCTGACGCCGGACCTCGCCACAAAACTAGCAACCGGGCCGTTGAGTACCCGCTGACCGCTCGTCGACGATTGCGCGCAGGGCAGCGAGCCGATGCAGTTTTGAACTAAAAGCGGGGGATTACCGTCATGCCATGCGTCCCGCGCATTACCTGATTGGTCGTACCACGCATAAAGATAGCAGGTTGTGGCAGCGCAAAAGGTGCTTATCGCTGCGGTGTCGACCGGCGCGCCCGTGAAGGATGTGAAACTCAGGAAGTTGATATCTCTCTCGGTGCTATCGCTAGTTCTAAAGATGTGGATCGCCGGGCCGGCATAGGTGCTTTTCAGCTTACGCATGCTGTAGGCCGCCGCCGGGGTGGTGAGGGTGTCCAACGGGGGCGGGGGCGCTGTCGGCACAATCCGGTGGCCGCGATATGGCGCATGCATGCGGGCATCCGCTGCGGGCGCCGCCAGCAATCCAGCAAGCAGAAGCAACAATAGCCGCATGGTCAGAGACCCGTGCCCGGCGTCACATACAATGTCGCCGTCCCGGTTGCGGTGATGCCGGCCATGTGCGTGGCATTGCACCCGAGCACCTCGACGCTGCCGGGCGCGATTGGCAGCGACGCAGCGGTGGTTGCCACCACAGTGACGGTGCCGCACTCGATGAAAACCGCCGTTGCACCGGCGTTGTAGAGCCGCACATTCTGGGTGCCGCCCGTTTGCGTGGCGCGAAGCTGCACCCGGCTCGATGTTGCGGTGGCGGACAGGGTGATGGTTGCAACGCCATCGGTGCGGAACGCCGGGTCTTGCGCCGACGCCGCATGTGGCAGCAGCAGCAGCAAAGCTGCCGCCGCCAGAAATGTACGGATCATCGCGTGGTGTACCCCGGCCCCGACTGTGCCGGCCGCACGTCGCGTTGCTGCCGTTCAAGCTGTTCCTTCTCGCGCTTATGGCGGGCGTCCAGCGCATCGCGCTCGCGCTTCGCCGCCGCTTCCGGGGTTTCCGGCGGCTGCGCCGTCACCGGGTTGTATTCACCGCGTGCCATCGCATCCAGTTCCTCCTGGGTTGGCGTCGGCGGCGGCGGCGGCTCCTGGTGTGGTGTCGGCTGCTCGCCCTCGCGTGGTGTCGGGCTCGGTCGTGGTTGCGGCGGCTGAGTCGGCTGTTGTTCCGGTGTCGGGTTCGAGGTCTGTGCCATGTTTAACTCTCCACGATGTAGTTTGGCCCGCCCTTGTAGACGGCGACGGCAAACTCCCGCCGCGCCGCCTGCGCAACCGGCCACTGCCGGCTGCCCGAGCGTATCTTCAGGAACGCGACGGCCCGCAGCATGTCGCTCGGCTGGTTCAGCACGACGGCCGCGCCGGCCACGCACGGCACCACGATTTCGGTGCCGTCCGCCCGGAACAGGTCGTTGTAGCCGTTGCCATCGCTCGAAATCTGGAACGACAAATTGGCGCCGCTCCAGGCGGCCGGCATGGTCAGCCGGACAATCTCCCCCGCGGTGCAGTCAATGCCCGAGGAGAGAGATTGCCCGGCCTCAATGACCGGGCCGTTGAGCACGATCAGCGGCATCTACCAAGTAACCCCGGCGATGTACTGCACCATGCCGGTGCGGCGCATGGCCCAGGTCGTCGGCAGGATGAGCCGCAATGCCAACTGGTTCGTCTGGTACATGCTCTCAACCGGCGCCGCGACGACGTTCGGTGTGCCCGTCGTGCTGATGTTCGCGGGCGCCGTGTCCTCGATGTGTAAGGTCGCTTCCTCGCTCACCATGAACTCGGGCGTGCCCATGACGCTGACAAAATCGGCGGCATCGATCATGTACACCGTGCCGGCCGGCACCACCGTCGACTCGATAATCGTCAGCCGGTTGGTGAACTGCTCGGTCCAGTTAAAGCCGGTGTTACCCGGCCCAGGCGTCATCATCAGCCCCAGCGCCTGCGCCGGGTTGATCAGCATCACCAGGCGCTCGCCGGCATTGACGTTGTAGAATGGCGCCGTCAACGCGCGCAGGTCGCCCAGAATGGCCGCGTAGCCGCCGCCCGCCGTCGCGGTGATCGCCGAGACGCCGTTGATCAATCCCGCCGGCCGGGTGCTGCCGCTGCCGCCGCCGGCCACGTTGTCGATCAAGAGCGTGTCGAGCATCAGCCCGGTACGCCGGATGATCGCATCGCGCACCAAGCCCTCCAGCGACGGGTTGCTGTAGGTCGCGATCTCCCGGCTGTAGCGGGTGATAACGCCAACCTTGTGTGGATAGAGGCTAATCGTCGTGAAGCCCATGCGGCGAACCGGAATGGGCTGCGCCTCGGCAACGAACGACCCCGCGATATTCGGCGTCGCGGCCTCGCTCGGTATTTTGATGATCCCGGCATCCGGCCCGAATTGCAGCGAGGTGCCCTGCGCTGCAAGGCTCGGCAGGATGCGGCGCGCTGTGTTCGGTTGCAGCATCGCTTGCGTTGCGGTCTGCACCAGTTCCGCCGCCCACGTCGCCAACGTCGTCGAGGCGCCCGCTACCGCCGCGCGGGTGATGACGCTGGTTGCCTCATCGTCGGGATAGCGCTCGGCGAGAATGTCCTCGACCGCGCGGTGCTGGATGTACGCCCGCAGCATCGCCGCGCCCGCCCGCCAGAAGTATTCCTGCGGCTCGATCTCGCGCTGCTGAACGCCGAGCGGCCGTCGGATGACGGCCGGTGCCCGGATCTCCGATTGCTGCGCCACGGTGCGCGCCGCCAGCGACCTCTCGGTGCGCTCCAGCGAGGCCAACCGCTCCGTCACCGCCTCGATGGTGTCTTGCAGCAGTTGCGCCTGCTCCACGTCGTGGTCGGCGTCCTTGGTGTGCTCGGTAAGCTCGTCGCGTGCCGCGTTGAGCCGGGTCTGTGCGTCCTGAATTTGTTGCCCGATGTTCATGGGGGTTCCCCGCGCTGCGGGTTTCATCACGGCATGCCCGCCGCTTTTCACCACTCCCGGCCTTGTTGCGGCATGCTCGCCGAAGGCCAGGTTCATGGTGTCGTCGCTGATGTTTAGCGATTTCGCGATTTGCAGCGCCGCCGGGTTGGCCGGCACGCTGACGATGCTGGTTTCGAGTAATTCCTGCCGGGTGTAGCGGGTGCCCGCCATCGGCCGCTTTGGGTCGATCGGCTCAGACTCAATGCCGCGGAACCCGACGCTGGTCGCCCGCAGGATGTCCTGCTCGATGAGGCTGTTGATCTCGTCGGCACGCTGGCTGGTGCCCTCGGCCGCCGGCACAAAATCCGCCACCAGGCGATTGTCCTCAACGCGAATGTTCTTCCAGCGCCCAATCGGCTGGTTCGGCGAGTGATTGAACAGCGCAATCGGGTTCGCCCGAAAGCTATCGAGCAACCACCCATCCGGTTCGATGATGTCGCCGAAGCGGTCAACGGTGGCATCGCTCAGCACATAGCTAAGCTGCCCGTCCACCTTGCCGGCGGCGGTTTTGCGTACCAGGGTCATAGTGTTTCCCGGCA